AGGAAGCATACAAAATTTAAAAATAGCATTGCCTCCAGCACCAAAAAATATTAATAAAGAAAATAATAAATGGACGGTGCAAGAATATCCAAAAGAGCTTTCAAAATTAAAAACTATATTTGATTGGAAAGATTTACCAGCGGATTTTAAAAATAAATGGCATGTTTATATTGATAGAGAATTCACCAAACGCGATGAAGGCTATTGGTTTTACAACAAAGGTAATCCTACTTATATTACTGGGTCTCATTATATGTACTTGCAATGGACCAAGATTGATGTTGGGAAGCCAGAGTTTAGAGAAGCAAACAGATTATTCTTTATATTTTGGGAAGCTTGCAAAGCAGACAACAGATGTTATGGAATGTGCTACCTCAAAAATAGACGGAGTGGCTTTTCATTCATGGCATCATCAGAGACTGTCAACCAAGCTACCATCTCTTCAGACTCTAGATATGGTATACTTTCAAAATCAGGTGCTGACGCCAAAAAAATGTTTACAGACAAAGTTGTGCCAATATCAGTTAACTACCCATTCTTCTTTAAACCAATACAAGATGGAATGGATAGACCAAAAACAGAGCTGGCATATAGAGTTCCCGCAAGTAAATTTACTAGGCGTAAAATAGTTGCAAATGAAAAAACTGAAGAACTGGCTGGTCTTGATACCACAATTGATTGGAAAAATACTGGTGATAATAGCTACGATGGTGAAAAGCTTGCGTTACTTGTACATGATGAGGCCGGTAAATGGGAAAGACCCGAAAACATTTTAAATAACTGGCGTGTAACTAAAACTACATTAAGGTTGGGATCTAGAGTTATAGGTAAATGTATGATGGGTTCAACAAGTAATTCACTTGATAAAGGTGGAGAAAACTTTAAAAAACTATATAATGATTCAGACGTTACAAAAAGAAACCGCAATGGACAGACTCGCTCGGGACTATATAGTTTGTTCATACCTATGGAATGGAACTTCGAAGGATTCATTGATTCTTTTGGATTACCTGTATTCAATACGCCAGAAAAACCAGTTGAAGACAATTATGGGCAGTACATTGACGTCGGCGTTGTTGAACACTGGGAGAATGAAGTTGAAGGGTTAAAAGGGGATCAAGACGCACTAAATGAATTTTATAGGCAATTTCCAAGAACTGAAGAACATGCTTTCAGAGATGAAACTCGCAATAGCATATTTAATCTTGCTAAGATTTACGAACAAATTGACTACAATGAAGAAGCTAGATACGATGCTGTTATCACTCGTGGCAGTTTTCAGTGGCAAAACGGGATCAAAGATACGGAAGTAACATTTGTACCTAATTTAAATGGCAGATTTAATGTTTCTTGGGTTTTACCTAATAATTTGCAAAACAGAACAGTAATAAAAAATGGAATTAAATATCCTGGTAATGATCACATTGGAGCTTTTGGCTGTGATAGTTATGATATATCCGGCACAACAGATGGTAAAGGATCTAAAGGTGCTTTGCATGGTCTCACTAAATTTAGTATGGAAGAAGCGCCTGCTAATAAGTTTTTTTTAGAATATATAGCTAGACCAGCTACAGCTGAAATGTTTTTTGAAGATGTATTAATGGCATTAGTATTTTACGGTATGCCAATACTTGCAGAAAATAACAAACCTAGATTATTATATTATTTAAAACGTAGAGGATATAGAGGTTATTCAATGAATAGACCTGATAAGGTTTGGAATAAATTATCTGTAGCAGAAAAAGAAATAGGTGGTATACCAAACTCAAGTGAAGATATTAGACAGGCTCACGCCGCTGCTATTGAAACTTATATTAATAATTATATTGGCGTTAAACCTACTGGTGATTATGGTGATATGTATTTTAATACTACATTAACAGATTGGGCAAAATTCGATATAAATAAAAGAACAAAATTTGATGCAGCTATTAGTTCAGGTTTAGCTATTATGGCATGTAATAAAAATTTATACGCACCAAAAGCTATGGTCAAATTACAAGATAAAGTTAATTTTAGCTTTGCTAAATATAACAATAAAGGAAATTTTTCAAAAATAATACGATAAATGGCACAAACATTTAAACACGGTATTTTTCCTAGTCAGTCAGTACCTGACGTTGAGAAAGCAGATTCAAAATATGGAATGCAAGTAGCTAAAGCTATAGAGGCTGAGTGGTTTAAAAAAGATTCAGGAAGTACCCGTTATTTTGCTAATAGAGATAATTTTCATAGATTAAGATTATACGCTAGAGGTGAACAAAGTATACAAAAATATAAAGATGAATTATCTATTAATGGTGATTTATCTTATTTAAATTTAGATTGGAAACCAGTACCAATTGTACCTAAGTTTGTAGATATAGTTGTTAACGGTATTTCAAATAGAACTTATGATTTAAAAGCATATTCAGTTGATCCTGTTGCTACTAAAAGAAGAACAGAATTTGTTGAAAATTTATTAAATGATATGTATGCTTCAGATTTTGCAAATAAAATACAGCAAGGTTTAGGAGTAAATACATTTTTTAATGAACAACAAAATATACCTGATGATGAAGAAGAGCTGCAAGTTCATATGCAATTAAGCTATAAACAAAGTATAGAAATTGCACAAGAACAAGCAATAACTAATGTATTTGATTTAAATAAATATGATTTATTAAAAAGAAGATTAGATTATGATATAGCGGTTGTTGGTATGGCGTCTGTTAAAAATAGTTTTAATACAGCTGAAGGAATTAAATTAGAATATGTTGATCCTGCAAATTTAGTTTATTCATATTCTGAGTCACCTTATTTTGATGATTTATATTATGTTGGTGAAATAAAAACAATAAGTCTTGTTGAACTTAAAAAACAATATCCTTATCTTACAGAAGAAGATATAAAACAAATAGAGGGTAGAGGTTCAGATACAAGATTACATAATAAATCTTATAGTGCTGAAAGTCAGGATAAAAATTTTGTAAATATATTATATTTTGAATATAAAACATTTGAAAATCAAGTTTATAAAATTAAAAAAACTTCAACTGGTGCAGAAAAAGCTATAGAAAAAACAGATCAGTTTAATCCTCCTAAAGACGCAAGGTCTAGATTTGAAAAAGTAAATAGATCAATAGAGGTTTTATATGAGGGCGCAAAGATAGTTGGGCATGAAAATTTATTAGAATGGAAAAAATGTGTTAACATGACACGTCCGAAAGCTGATATAACAAAAGTACAAATGAGTTACAATATAGTAGCTCCTAGAATATATAAAGGAAAGCCCGAATCGTTAGTTAGTAGAATGACTACATTTGCTGACATGATTCAAATAACGCATCTAAAATTACAACAAGTATTATCTAGACTTGTTCCCGATGGGGTATTCTTGGATGCGGACGGCATTGCTGAAGTGGATTTAGGTAATGGAACAAATTATAATCCGCAAGAAGCATTGAATATGTATTTTCAAACTGGTAGTGTTATTGGTAGATCAATGACACAAGACGGTGAATTTAATAATGGTAGAGTACCTATTCAAGAATTAAGAGCATCTGGAGGTAATACAAAAATTGCAAGCTTAATTCAGTCTTACAATTATTATTTACAAATGATGCGAGATGTAACTGGCCTTAATGAAGCAAGAGACGGTAGTATGCCAGATCAAAAATCATTAGTAGGTTTACAAAAATTAGCAGCAGCTAATAGTAATACAGCCACAAGACATATATTACAAGGAGGATTATATCTTACATTAAAAACTGCAGAAGCAGTTTCACTTAGAATATCAGATGTTTTAGAATTTTCAAATACTAAAAGATCTTTTATTCAATCATTAGGAAGATTTAATATTGGTGCAATGGAAGAATTATATAGTCTGCATTTGCATGATTTTGGAATATTTTTAGAGTTAACGCCTGACGATGAAGAAAAACAATTGCTTGAAAATAATATTCAAATGGCAATTACTCAAAAACAAATTGAACTTGAAGACGCTATTGATGTTCGTGAAATTAAAAATTTAAAATTAGCTAATCAATTATTAAAGCTAAGAAGAAAAAGAAAAGAAGAAAGAGATCGAGCTCAGCAACTAGAAAACATTCAAGCACAATCACAAGCTAATGCTCAATCAGCACAGGCGTCTGCACAAGCTGACATGCAAAAACAAGCGGCAATTACAGAAAGTAAAGTACAAATTGCTAATGCACAAAGTAAGTTTGATATACAAAAAATGGAAACTGAAGCAGCTATTAAAAAAGAATTAATGGAATATGAGTTTAAATTAAATATGCAGCTTAAACAAGTTGAATCAGATGTAATTAAAAATAAAGAAAAGTATAAGGAAGATAGGAAAGATGACAGGACAAAAATACAAGCTAGTCAACAAAGTGAATTAATAGAACAAAGAAAAAATAATACACCACCTAAAGATTTTGAATCGGCTGGCTTTGATACCTTAGGTGGATTTGGATTAGAACAATTTGATCCAAGATAACCTTTTAAAAAATAATAACTATGGGAATGAGAGGCAAAGACTTTCCGGAAAACGTTGTAGGGTCTGTTTTTACAACCGCAAGTAGCGACGCTATAATTCCACCTACAAATCATATATTTGTTGCATTTACTGTTTTAGCAGCAGCAACATTTGATGCTAGTGGTGGCTTAATAGCAGAATCAGCAACTCAGTTTGCTAATACTCAAGACGCAGCTGGCGATTTAGCCGCAGGATCTGAAACAAATAATGAAGGATCAGGTGGTGTACAAATTACAAATTCTAATGCATCGTTTCCTGCAGGCGTAACTATTCACGGTAGATATACTGAAATGGACGTTGCAGGTGGAAGCATTATTGCGTATTACGCAAGAAAATAAATAATTTTAAATAATCATATAATATTTTATCATGGCAGAAGAAGTAAAAGTAACAGCGTTAGACGCTGAGCCAAAAACTATGGCTGAAAAAGAAGAAACGGTAGCAGAGAACGCCGGTATGCCCATTGACAAAGATGGTGTATACAAATTAGATCTCAATAAGTTTAACGAAGAAAATAAACAAGAAGATGCCGTTCAAGAGCAAAGCACAGATGAGGTTCCTGTACAAGATGCACCCGCAGATAGCGAAAAAGTGGTCGAAGAAGTACAAGCAGAAACAAAAGAACCTGCCGGAGAGAGCGATGCAGATGTGCAAGAAACACCGATAATAGAGGAAATAACCGATGAAACCAATGAAACAAATACAACTGACGAGACAGGAGTGGATGGAAGCGCTGAAGCTGCCGACCCCGCACCGGAACAAGAAGAAGTATTACAGAAAACAGAAACACAAGAACCAGTAGATCTACCTGAAAATATACAAGACCTTGTAGATTTCATGAATGAGACTGGTGGAACATTAGAAGATTATGTAAAATTAAATGCAGATTATTCTAATACAGATGACAATACTCTTTTGGTTGAGTATTATAAAAAAACCAAACCACATTTAAGTTATGACGAAATTGCTTTTTTAATGGAAGATAAATTTTCTATTGATGAAGAATTAGACACAGACAAAGATGTAAAAAGAAAAAAATTAGCTCTTAAGGAGGAGGTTGCAAATGCCAAAAACTTTTTGACATCGCAAAAGGATCAATATTATAAAGAAGTCAAGTTGGGTTCTAAATTATTACCTGAGCAGCAAAAAGCAATTGATTTTTTCAACCGCTATAATGACGAGCAAAAATCAGCTGAAGAATTATTGCAGAAGCAAACATCACATTACAACAGTGAAACTAATAAAGTTTTTAATAGTGAATTTAAAGGTTTTAACTTCAAAGTAGGGGACAAAAGATACAGGTTCAATGTTAGTGATGTAAATAAAGTAAAAGAAAACCAAAGTGATTTATTAAATGTTTTTAATAAATATGTTACAGAAGATAAACTTCTTACTAACGCACAGGATTTCCATAAATCTTTATTTGCCGCTTCTAACCCAGACGCTATAGCTAATCATTTTTATGATCAAGGCAAAGCCGATGCTATAAAACAAATGACTGCAGAAGCTAAGAACATTAACATGGATCCTAGAAAAACTGCAGACGGTGTTGTTGAAGCCGGCGGAGTTAAAGTTAGAGCATTAACAGGGGATAATAGTTCCAAGCTAAAGTTAAAACTCAAAAACTATTAAAAATTAATTAAAAATGGCAAATGTATCATTTTCGTTACCTAGTGAATTAACTCCTTACGCGAGTAAAGTTGCTAGTTATTCGAATTATTTAAACTTTCACTCTGGAGATGGAACTCCGGTAACTGACTGGGCACAACAGTATTTACCTGAGCTTTATAACCAAGAGGTGGAGAGATATGGAAACAGATCTATATCATCGTTTTTAAGAATGGTAGGTGCTGAAATGCCTATGGCATCTGATCAAGTTATTTGGTCTGAGCAAGGTAGATTACACTTAGCATACGAAGGCGCTGCTGTTACTGACGCAGGTGTTATCACTATCGCAGGTGGTGGTACTCACGCAGTAAGAGTCGGTCAAACGATTGTATTATCTGATAACCAAGCTTCTCCTACAATTATTAAAGCGTATGTATCTGCAGTTGCGGCTGACAATACTACGTTAACTGTACTACCTTATGTAGGTGGTGCAACTGTTGGTGCTGTATCTGGATTTGACACAGCAACTGATAGCGGATCAAACACATGTTCGTTCTTCGTTTATGGTTCTGAATTCAAAAAAGGTGATAGCGCTATGTCTGGTGCTGTTAAACCTGAATTTGAATCTTTCACAAATAAACCAATTATTTTGAAAGACAAATTTGAAGTATTCGGTTCTGACGCTGCGCAAATTGGCTGGGTAGAAGTATCTGGTGAAGCTGGGCAAGGTGGTTACTTATGGTATTTAAAAGCTGAAGGTGACACAAGAGTAAGATTTGAAGATTATTTAGAAACAGCTTTAGTTGAAGCGGTTAAAGGTGATAGTAATACTACAATTGATACTGAAATGGGTGGCTCTAATGGAGACGCTGTCGGTACAGAAGGTTTATTTTCAGCAATTGAAAATAGAGGTATTGTAGCTACTGGTGCTTATGACGCAATCAATGACGTTATTTCTGACTTTGATTTAATTCTTAAAGAATTAGATAAGCAAGGATCAATCGAAGAAAATATGTTATTCTTAGATAGAGATTCAAACTTAAAAGTTGATGATGCTCTTGGTGCGGTTAACGCAGCAAATGCAGGTCAATCATCTTTTGGTGTATTTGAAAACTCTGAAGATATGGCGTTAAATTTAGGTTTCAACGGATTTAGAAGAGGTTCTTATGACTTCTATAAAACTGACTGGAAATATCTTAACAACAAATCTACAAGAGGATTATTCAATGATATCAAAGGTGTATTAGTACCAGCTGGAACATCTTCAGTATACGACCAAATTCTTGGAAACAACATTAGAAGACCTTTCTTACACGTAAGATATAGAGCTTCTGAAGCTGATGACAGAAGAATGAAGTCATGGATTACAGGTTCTGTTGGTGGAGCTGCTACATCTGGCGATGATAAAATGGAAGTACATTATTTATCAGAAAGATGTTTAGTAACTCAAGCTGCTAACAACTTCGTATTATTCAAGTAAGATTATTTTAAAAGTGTTGGGCGCTTCGGCGCTCAGCCCTTTTATTTAACATTTTTATTATATTATATTATGGCAAAAAAACAAAAAGCAGAGGTGGCTGTTGAGGAACCTGTAGTGGTTGCCCCACCAAAACAAAAAGAAGAGCCCAAGAAAAAAAATACTTGGGAATATAAAGATAGACAATATTATTTATTAAGTGAAAAAGCACCTGTTGTATTTATTTTAAAATCAAAAGGTATAATGTGGTTTGATGAAAGCGTAGGATATGAAAGAGAAATCAAATATACATTAAATCAAAAAACACCTTTTGTTGATGAATTTAAAGGTGATTCAAGATTAGATCATATTATTTTTAGAGACGGTGTTTTAAATGTACCAAAAGAAAGAGTTATTTTACAACAAATACTTTCAATATATCACCCAGATTTAAATGGATTATATGCAGAAGTTGATAATGAAGCAGCGGCTCAATCAGATTTAGAAGATTTAAACTTAGAGTTTGAAGCAATGCAAGCAGCAATGACAATAGATATTGATCATGCAGAAGCAATTGTAAGAACAGAAAGAGGATCTAAAGTATCTAAAATGAGCTCTCAAGAAATTAAAAGAGATCTATTCTTAATGGCTAAACAACAACCTGAGTTATTTTTAGAATTAGCTAATGATGAAAATATTAGTATTAGAAATTTAGGTATTAAAGCTGTTGAAATGGGATTAATTATTCTTTCAAGTGATCAAAGAACATTTTTATGGAATAATGGTAGAAAATTATTTACAGTTCCATTTGATGAAAATCCATATTCAGCTTTAACATCTTGGTTTAAAACTGATGAAGGAGTTGAAGTCTATCAAGTAGTAGAAAAGAAACTTAAATAGTTTGTTTATAGTGGTTAGGCCGCTATAAGCGGCTTAATCATTATATAAAAATATTATGGCAATATCAGTTGATAAAGTATATAAAACAGTATTATCAATATTAAATAAAGAATCGAGAGGTTTTTTAACACCGGATGAATTTGAAAGAATAGGTTCACAAGTTCAACTTGATATACTAGATCAAAATTTTCACGATTATAATAAAGCGGTTATAAAGGCATCTGCAGGTAGAGCTGTAGAAGATTACGGTAATATACCTGAAAAAATTCAACATAAGATTGATCCGTTTTTTGCACAAGCTGATATTACATTAACAAATGGTATTGGCACTTTACCTACCGACGTATATAAAACAATTAATATTAGTATAACTAATAAAACTATTCAATTAGAAAAAGTAAATAAAAGTAAATTATCATATTTACTATCTTCACCTTTAACAAAACCTACAACATCATTTCCTGTATATTATCAGAGAGCAACAGATATTATTGTTGAACCTGCTTTATCAGATGGTAGTTGGACGTTAGGTAATTTACTTATTGAATATATAAAAACACCAGATGACGTAAACTGGAATCATACTGTAAGCGCTTCAACAGGAGCATTAACAGCTACAGATCCTATGACGGATTTTACATTACACGAGTCGGATAGAGTACAATTAATATTAGGTATATTAAAATATGCTGGATTAGTAATAGAGGACCCTGCGGTAATACAAGCTGCTAGCGGTGAAGAAACAAAATTAATACAACTAGAACAATAATAAATGGGACTTATAACACAAACACAAGAAGCTTATTACAACAGGACCCAAACTTTTACAGGTGATGGTTCAGACAGAACATTTGATTTATTAACTAGTTCATTTACAACATTACCTACTGCTGCATCACAATTTCAAATATCTGTAAGTGGTAAATTAATAAATACAGCTAATTATAGTTATAGCTCTCCAACAATTACATTTTCAGGCAATACAAATAATACAGACGTATTAGAATCAAATGGAGCACCCAAAACAGGTTTAAGTATAGTTGTAACTCAAACCGATAAAGCAGAAAAACACGGGCAATACAGATATATATCTTTAACAGATATTATAAATAATTATATGATAGCTTTTGTAGGTGAAGGTAAATTAATACCAACATGCAAAAGAACAGATATATTATTTCATGCTAAAAGAGGTATACAAGAATTTAGTTATGATATTTCACGAGTTGAAAAAATACAAGAAGTTGAAGTTGGAAATACTTTATCTATTCCTTTCCCTCAAGATTATGTAAATTATGTTCGTTTATCAAGGGTTGATGATGCCGGTATTGAACACATACTAACGCCAGCAAGATATACATCTAGACCTTCTGAGTCTATATTACAAGACGAAGACGCGGGTTATTTATTTGATGCTGATGGTTCAGTGTTAACAGCGCATCCATATACATCAGATAAATTTGCTAATTTTGAGCATGCTAACTTAACTGGTGCGTATAATAACTCTGATTTAACTTATGATATTCATAAAGACATTGATAGAATCGGTGAATTTGGAAAAAGATATGGATTAAATCCTGAAATATCTCAAAAAAATGGAGTATTTGTAGTAGATGAATTAAATGGTAGCTTTGGATTTAGTAATGACGTATTAAATAAAGTTATTACAATAAAATATATATCTGATGGATTAGGTACTGATGATGAAATGCAAATACACAAATTAGCTGAAGATGCAATATATAAATATATAACTCATGCAATAGCAAGCGGCCGAGCAAACTTTCCTGAATATATTATAAATAGATTTAGAAAAGAAAGAAGAGCTGCAATGAGAAATGCTAAGTTAAGATTATCAAATTTAAAATTAGGTGAGCTTACTCAGGTTATGAGAGGTAAATCTAAACACATTAAACACTAGTAAATGCCGGAAATAAAGAATAATTTCATTCAAGGTAAAATGAATAAAGACCTTGATGATAGACTATTACCTAACGGTCAGTATAGAGATGGAGTTAATATTAAAGTATCTAAGTCAGATAGTTCAGACGTAGGTTCAGTACAAAATATTAAAGGCAATGATTATGAATATAACTCAAGTGACGCATTATCTTTAAGCAGCACTGATACTATTGGTCATTATGTTGATAATCTTACAGGTGATGTTTTTTGGTTTACTACAGATTTTACAGGAATTACAACTGATGATCCTACGCAAATAAGCGGTAGATATGCTACTGGGTCTAATAATTGTAGAATATATTATAAAAAAATTGGCGCATCAGGTGCTCCAACTGCTATAATTGATAGTTTTAGATTAAACTTTTCAAAAAAACATCCTATATTACATATAAATAAAATTGATGATTTATTATTTTGGACTGATAATTATAATCAACCAAGAAAAATAAATATAACAGATGCAATAGCAGGTGAATATACAAATGATGCGTATTTAGAAGATAAAATTAGTGTTGCACAATATTCTCCGCCAACTGCACCTAAAGTTAGAATGTCATATGATTCATCTATTAAAAGTAAACATATAGAAGATAAGTTTGTTAAATTTGCTTATAGATTTCAATATGACAATAATGAGTATTCAGTAATATCTCCCTTTACACAAACATGCTTTCATCCCGGAAAAGACAAGGCTTTTAATTTTGGTGTTATGAGCGATACCGCTAAAGCAGGTACTTTAACTGCTGCGCAGCAAACAGAAGCTATAGAACAAACAACTGTTGAAATGGTTCAAAATTTAGCAAATGTTGTTGATTTGTTTATTGATTTACCTTCTAATAATGATAAAGATAATCATGCCGCTTGTAATGTAAATCAAGCTGGCGGCGCCAGTGGCTCAAGCCCTTATAATATTGATACGGTTAATGGAACTATAGCCGACGGTAATACTGTTGTAACAGAAAGAGGTGATAATTATATTGCGGCTATTGGATCTGATTCTGGAGATGGAAATGGAAAAGCAACTTTAGGAACTACTGTTGCTATTGATGCTAAAATACCTTTATTAGATAATCAACGTTTATATTTCTTTTCAAGTATAACAGCTTATGCAAATAATTTAAATATTAAAAAAATACAAATATTATATAGCGAAGCTGGAAGCTTAGCTTTAAAAGTTGTAGATACAATTGATTTTGAAAAACAAGTTTTAAGTCCAACAGATTCAAGTATTAATAATATAATATATAGGGCAGAGCCATTAGCAGATAATAACGCTAAACTTATTTATGGTTTTAAATATACATATAATTCAACAAAACCTATACAAACTTTACCATCATCTGAATTATTAAGAATAAGTGATATAATACCAGTAAAAGCAAAAACACAAGAAGTTAGTGGTAATAGGGTTATATATGGAAACTTTTGGCAAAACAGAGATGTTACTGGTTTAGATCCAGATCAATTTAGTATTACAAGTGGTGATCAAACTAATTTTAATCCTCAATATTTACTTTCTTCTGTTAAATCAAATAGAGAATATTCTGTAGGTATTGTTTTATCAGATAGATACGGTAGAATGTCTCCTGTAATCACGCCTACAGATAATACTGAATTTTTAGACCCTAAAAGTGGCAGTGTTGCTTCATGGGCACATTATGCTTTAAAATTAGATTTTACAGGAAAAATTGGTGACGCATATGCGGCTGATACAAATCCATTAGGTTGGTACTCATATAGAGTTGTAGTAAAACAGGCTGAACAAGAATATTATAATGTATTTGCTCCAACACTTCTTGATAATATACCGTCAGATGAAAAAAGAACCTGGCTTGTATTATCTGGTGATAATATAAATAAAGTACCTAGGGATGTAACTGATATAAATACAGAAGACGGCACACAAGGTTCACAAACTAGTTTATTACCTAAAGTATTAGATACTAATGGTACACAATCTCAACAAAATGGAACAGATTATATTGATATAATATCTATAGGTACAAAAAATGAACACGGTATTGGCACAACTATAGGTGATTTTTATTTAAATGATAAAAATCCATTGTTAGCGGAGCTGCCTGACGGTCATGGTAGAAATCATGTTTCTGGTACTGAATTTGATAATTTAATTGTTTTAGAAACAAAACCTGTTTCTACCGCATTGGATTTATATTATGAAACATCAACAGCTGGATTAATTTCACATTTAAATGAGCAAATAGACTCAGGATTAACCGGTTCTGTTCCTAACGCTTTAGCTTTAAGCGCAAATACTGTTGCTGAAAGTGCTGCTTCGGGAACTAAGGTTGCTGATTTAACAACTACAGATTCAAGCGGTTCAACTATTAGTACACCAACATATTCAATAGTTTCAATTGTTGATGGTAACGGTAGCAACAGAGCTGGTGCCTTTGTAATCGACGGAGAAGATTTAGATACAGGAGAAACTTTTGAATTTAAAAATAATAATGAAGATACTTATACTGTAACAATAAAATCTACAAAGGGTAGTAATTCACAAAATTTTGCAAAAACAGTTACAATAACAAATGTTGCGCCTACACAAACCGTAGGATCAACTGTAAGTGTAGCGGCATCAACACCTACAGATACACAAATTAGATTTATAACAGCTGTAAACGGTAGTGCTAAAACAAGCGCAAATGCAAACGGATTAACTTTTTCAATACAATCTGGCAATACTGATAATGATTTTACAATTGATTCATCTACAGGATCAATAAAAATAGCAAATGCTTTAACTTCAGGAGATTCATATACATTAGCAATAAGAACAACAGATGTTGGAGGTTTGCAAGATAATGATAATTTAGTAGTAAACGTTACTGCATCAAACTTTACAAGTTTTTATTTATCTGAGGGTGATTCTAGTGCAACTGATGCCTGTAATAGAGCTGTGGGTACATTAAGATACCATAATGGCACTGATACAACTCCATCAGAAGGAAATACTGTTTATACAGATGCACAAGGAACAACAGTTCTTAATGGAGGCGGCCAAACATTTGCATGGGCACCCGGTGGTGGTGCACATAATGGTAGCGGAACATCATTTTTTGCTACTATAAGCGCATCAGGTATAGTAGGATCAGTTACTTTATGTAGTTAATAAAACATGTAATAATTAATTATGGGATATTCTATAGACATACAGTTCTTTAATACCTTTATTATAAGGTCTGCAAATTCCGCTCTTCATTTTGAAGAATCGAGAATAAAAGGCGGATTTAATGAGCCGTTTGTTGCTATTGGTCCAAAAGCCCACATTGTGGATGAAAATTTTGCAGGTCAAAGAAGAAGTAATGCTTTAATATATTCTGGCATATATAATTCTAGAACAGATGTTAATAGAACAAATGTATTTAGTGCTGCAGAACCAATAACAAGAGCTTTAGATCCAGCAAATGGGCCTATACAAAAGCTACATGCTGAAGATACCAATTTAAATATATTACAAAATGACAAAGTAAGTTATGCGTTAATTGATAAAGATGCATTGTTTACGGCTGAAGGCGGACAATTAACTGCTTCTGGTGCAGCTGTTATAGGGCAAATAGTACCTTATCAAGGAAAGTATGGTACACAACATCCTGAAAGTTTTGCTTTTAAAGGTATAAGAAAATATTTTGTAGATAAAAATAGAGCAGCTGTTTTAAGATTATCTAGAGATGGTATTACTGAAATATCAAATTATGGTATGCGTGATTGGTTTAGAGATAATTTAAATTTAGTAACTTCTGATTATCCTGATGATAAAGCTGTTGGCTTTTATGATGATCATGATGACCAATATGTGGTATCTTTACAAGGATTAGCAGGTGGCACTGAATATTATACTTTATCGTTTGACGATAGTGTAAACGGATGGGTAAGTTTTTATGATTATAGACCAGATTTTGGTTTTAGTCATAATAAAAAGTTTTTTACTTTAAATAGTAATAATTTATATGAACATTATAAATTAGATAGTAGCCGTAATACATTTTATGGAACTGGAAACGCATCATATATTACATTTATTGCAAATGCAGAGCCTTCAATGGTTAAAAACTTTTTAGCCATAGATTACGAAGGAAGTTCATATTGGGCAATGGAATCAGCTAAATCTGAAGATGGAATAAGAAATGAAGTTCAAAAAGCTTATAAAATTGATAACGCAGAACTTAGCTTAACTGGTGATATATTAAATCAATTTAAAAAGAAGGAAGATAAATACTATTCTCATATAAAAAATAATACAGGCGTTGTAAAAAACGGTGTTGTTGGTTTAGATACAGCTGGAATAGCAGGGCTATTTTCTGTAGTTCAAATGAGTAATGGATATACTGGAGGTGAACAAGAATTATTTAGTGTATCTCACAATATAACAAAATCAAGTTAAATGAAATTAAATATACGCAGACTCGAAGAGTCAGACTATGAAACATTAGTTAAATGGTGGGAAGGTTGGAAATGGCCTGCTTTACCAAAAACTTTTTTGCCAGATACCGGCTTTATAGTTGAAAAAAACAAAATAGGTATAGTAGCGTGTTACGTTTATATGACTAATTCTAAGGCTGCTTTACTTGAATGGGTTATATCTAATCCAGAATACAGAGAAAGTGACAGAAAAGACGCGATAACGCTCTTAATTCAAGCCGTAGAGCATGTTTTAGCTCAACAAGGAATAAAACATATATTTACAATAGGTAGAAACAAACATTTAATAAATGTGCATAAAAAATTAGGATGGGATGTTGATAAAAAACCATCATACGAAATAATAAAAAATTTATAAACAATGGCAATATTTAGTGCAATAAATGCGGGTAAAGCTAGGAAAGCTCAGGGTAAAGCACAGGATAAAATTGATAATTTTAAATATCAAGATATAATAAATCCATATGAAGGTGTAACAGACTTGAGTGGCATGGTTACTAATCCTTTTGCTAATTTACAAGTTGCAACAGGAGCTGCTGAATTTCAAGCTGAGCAAGCAGATATATCTTTAGCAAATACTCTAGATACATTAAGGGCAACAGGTGCGGGCGCAGGTGGTGCTACAGCACTAGCTCAGGCGGCAGTACAAAGTAAAAGAGGTATTGCAAATACAATACAACAACAAGAAGCTCAAAATGCAATGGCAAGAGCACAAGGTGAACAAGCGGCTCAAGCTCAAAGAATAGCTCAAAAACAAAGAGTTGAACAAGCTGATATATTAGGTAAAACATTCAAATTCCAAGCACAAGAGTCAAGAGATATTGCTAAGCTATCAAGAAATGCTGCAATGGTTCAACAATATGGGCAACAAAGAATGGACGCGTTAGGAGGAATGGGAGCAAATACAGCGTCAGCTCTAGGCTCTTTCTTTATGGGATAAAATTATAAAAATATGGCATTACCAATAGTTACATACGGAAAATACAATTACGGACAATATGCTAATCCTACACCTATAAAATATAAAGGTGGTTTTGGAGAAGCATTAACGGGTGGTATTGCAGCTGTTGCTGCATCTGAAAGAAAGAAAAAAGCACAATTTAAAGAAGCTCAAGAAACTAGTTTAATGATGAGTATGCAATTTAATTCTCAATTAAATCAAGCTTTTGGAAAAGCTGCTGCTAATAATAGACAATTTTTAAGAGAACTAAAACAAGAATATGGTGATACTGTAAAATCATATAAATTAGGTAATTTAGGATTTGACGCATACGAAGAAAAAATGACTTATTATCAAAATATATTAGATCAATCTATGCAGCTTGCTAGTATTATGAAACCTATTATAGAAAGCGACACTGATGTTACTTTTGATATGGCTAGAAGCGACGCCGATAATCAAGCAGCTGTTTTAGCTAGATATGGCGTTAGAAACGGTAAATATATTTTAGAAAGAGATGAAAATGGATTAAGAGTTGTAGTACCTCACGGGCCTGGCGCTTCAAAAATGGAGCCTAGATCTATTTCCGCTGCTGAGCTTATTACAAATGTTAAATATATTAATCCAGAAATGAAGTATGATAACAGGAAAAATAAAAAATATGGTGATATGTTAACTTTAGTTGCAGGTAATTTAAAAACTAAAGATGCTTTCTTAACGTCTAGAATAGAAAAAGATTTAGGTATAAAAGTATTTAATTTAGATGCTAATGCACAAGAAGCTATTGTAAGCGAAATAGCAAAAAGAGATGATTTATTAAATATATTTAATGATAATGATGAAAAAAGAATTTATTTTGAAGATGAAATTGGAGGGACATATGCTGGTACAGAAGAACAAAATAATGCTATAAAATTAAGTTTAGCTAATAACATATATAGTTCGTTACTTAATAAAGATATACATGCTGTGAAACATGTTCCTGAATCTGCGTCAATTATTGATCCTAGAACTGGATTGCCTATGGATAAAAGTGATATGACCGCTTATAAAAAAGAATTATTACTTAACCAAGAGCAACAAAAATATTTAGATCAAAATAAACTTTCAATATATCAAGCTTCTTTTGGAAATGTTTTAGAAAAAACTAAAGGATCTAGAGGGGCAACGTCAGAAAGATTTGGTAAAGGTCTTAAAAAGAAATTAGATGCAATACCAGGATTAGAAACGGATTTCAGACCTTTTGGTGATGGTGTGACTGCTGGATCTATTGAAATTAAAGCGTCTACTGAGCATAGGCAAAAATATGGTATAGGTAAAGATAAAGTATACATAACTCCTGGAATGAGTGAACAAGAAATTAATGACGCTATATATTTTGCATTAGGATTTAATAAGGCACAGTCTGAACGAGCACAAGGTGATGTTAAATTAAGGTTTGGAATTGATAATCCCACGGTATTTAATCCATCATTAATTGAAAATTTTAATCAAGACGGCACAATAAAAGATCTTAGAGGTCTAAAAACTAAATAAATATGTTTGAGTATCAAGGTGTTTTATATACTTACCGCGATTTGAACAATCATGCAAAAGCGCAGGGTACTACTATAGAAAATCTTTTAAAACTTAATCCTGAAATTAAAGAAAGAAAAGAGTTATTAAACTTTGATAAAAGAGGGCTTTTAGATTTTACAGAAAATAGTTTATTAGAACAAGGAATTTTAATTCCAGATGACGTAGATACTTCATCAGAATTACAATCAATAGAACGAGGTAAAGTAAAACCTATACCAGCTCCTGGTTATGTTGGAACTTTTACAGATTATCAAGATTTTACTAAAAAAATTGTTAGAAGACCAAAAAAAGCTGTTGAAAATTTAACTTTTGATCAAAAAAAAGCTTATGATAAATATAAAAAAATATATAATGAAGCTTTATGGTCTGAAAGATTATTAGACGCTAAAGAAATTTCTAAAGAATTAAGTAAAACAGATGCTGACATGCTAGCAAATAGCTTTCTATCGTTTAGCAACCAGTTATCCGATTTTGTTCCTAATACAGCTATTAGTATTTTAGGGTTAACAAATACTTTATTTGGAGTAGGAGAAGAAAACTTAATAAAATTATCAGAAGAACAAATTATAGAACAAGCTGAAAGAGGACGAACAGGAAGTTTGGTTAAAGGTTTTAAAGAAGGTAAACCATTAGAATTATTAGGCGGCACAATAAATGCAATTGGCTCTTTAGGGGCATCTGTAATAACAAATAGAGTAACTGGAGGTGTTGGTATATATACAGATTTTATTGGAAGAGGATTTACAACAGTAAATAAAGCTAGAGCTGATAAATTAGGTATAAGTATATCTGAATTAATTGAAACAGATCAAGAGGATTATTTAGGAACTTTAATAACTTCTGGGTTAATGGGTGTTATGGAAAGATTTGGTCTTGGTATGATTGATGACGCTATAAGTAAGTCTACTAAAGCTGGTTTTTTTCAATCATTAATGTATAGATTATCTGCTGGAACGGCTGAAGGAATTACAGAGCTTGGACAAACTGGCATGGAAAATGTTCAAGTAGGTATAGGACAGAAAAAAGATGCTAAAGGATTAGGATCAGATTTTATTAATGGCATGTTTAGTGAAGAAGGACTAGAAAGTTTTTTACAAGGATTTGTAGGAGGAGGAATAATTACCGCGGCGGGTGCACCTAAACAACAAGATATAGGTTTGGTTGCAGCACTTGGCTCATTAGCCGCTGGTGGTGGTGATGGATTTATTTTAGCTGGAGGTTTATCTCCTCTTGTTGCAGCAAGCGCAGGCAGAAGATTAAAAGGTGAAGCGGCAAGAAAAAGAGAAGAACAGTTGTTTAAAGAAATGCACGAGCTAAAAAATAAGCTTTTAAAAGCAAATGATCCTAAAAGTAAAAAAAGACTTCAGAAGGCTTATGAAAATAAAAAACAAGAATTAACAGATTTTACAAAAAATCAAAATGTACTTATAAATCAAACTGAAGAATCCGATTTAAAAGATATTGCTTCAATACAATTAAATTTTACACAACAATCTGCAGAATTACAAGAAAAAAGAAATAATAATGAAATTAGTCAGTCGGAGTATGATGTTCAAAGACAGTTATTGAAACAAGAATATGAAGCTAATTATAAAAAATTAAATAATAAAATATCCGACGTTTCACAAAAAAATCAAAATATATCACAAAAAAATGATGATCTTATAAAAATTATAAAAGATCCAAATGCTACCCCAGCAGCAATTGAAAAAGCTAAAAATGATTTAGTTGAAAACAATAAAGGATTTATTGAAAAACTTATAAAAAGTACATTCAATCCTACATTAAAGAGTGGATTATCAGAACAAGACTATAGAGCAGCAATAAATTTAGAATTTGCAAAGATTATAAACTCTTACAAAATAAAAGAAAATGTACCGTTTGGTGCATACTTACAACAAACTTTGCCTAAAAGATTACCAGCTATATTTGATTTAGCAATTGAAACAAATGAACAGGGTGAATTTATTGTAAAAACAGATGTAACTGAATCTGATAATATAATAGGTGATAAAGGTATTAATATAAATACAAAATCTAATAATAATCTTGCAAATAATATAATAGGTATTACAGGTTTAAATAAAGAAGAAAGTAATACTAAAGGTAAAGAAATATTAAGTGGTAAACTTCCAGGTGTAACAGAAAAAGTAAAAGGTGATCAAAACCCATTTTTAACAGCTATAGAAAAAGCTGCTGAAGGTAAGTTTTTTCAAGCTATAATGGATGCAATGGGTGGTAATTTTAAACAAAACCCTGATGCTCTAAGTGAATATGTTACATTTTTAGAAACTAATATTGCAGACATAAAAGCTGTTATTGAGGAAGCTGGTAATAAAGATTACAATAGGTATAAAAATAAAATGCTTAAAGGCTTGTATAAAGGTAAGAAAAAACCTGGAGCCGCAGGTAGAGCTAAAATGGGAGAAGGGGGTACAGCTGTTGGTGAAGGAAGATATGACTATCAAACGCCTACCGATGCAGAAATTATTTCATACTTTAGTGAAGGCAATTTAACTACTGTTGTTGAAAGAAAAAAAACATTATCAAAAATATTATCTCATTCTGTTGGTAAACAAGCAGTAGCTCAAGCGATTAAAGATCCTGCTGTTGCTGAAAAATTTAAAGGTATACAAGAGCTATTAGGCAAAGAAGTTCCTGCTAATGTTGAATCACAAGTAATAACTAGATTAGATAGAGTAATTAAAACACTTGAAGACGCGAAGCCGGACCCTAATGTTTTAAGAGCTGATTTTGGAGCTGGAGCTATTATAAATTTAGGTAGACAATCTTTATTAGGGTTTTTAAAATCAATAAGACAAATTTTAAAAGCTGGTGCAAATTTTAATAAAGCAAAATCTCAATCAATAAAAATTGCTGCAAAAGATTTAAATTTAAGTAAAAATCAAGAACAAATATTTACAAGAGAGTTAGGTCCTTTATCAGCTGAACTAATTGATAGTAATGAGTTTGAAGTAATATATCTTGCCGCTATACGAGAAACTGTTAAAGATAGGCTTAAACAAGACTCCGGTCGTATAGTAAAGAATATAAAAGAAAAACTTAATGATAAAAAATTAAGTAATGAGCAAAAAGCAGAATTTGTGTTTGATTTTTTTAAATATGAACATTCAGCATATGTTAAAAATAGCAAACTACATGGTCTTTGGGAAGGCGCTAGCAACGAAGTTTCTTTTAAATATTGGGAAAAGCAGTTTGGCATTAAATTAAAAACATTAGGTTTTAAAATACAAGGTAGCTCTATATTTCATAAGGATAAAGATGGCAAGTTCAAAAAAATTACTGAATATGTAGGAAGACCTAGTAGTCATCAAAATAAAAGAAAATCTGATAGAGCAACATTAGTGCAATATTATGAAAAAAATATTGAAGCAATGGATGCGCAGGCTGAAGTAAATAAAAATTGGTTTGTATCTCAAGTAGCGAAACTTTTACTTACAGAAGGTAAACAAGCTGCTTTTGATTTTATAAGCATACAAGGATTAGCTAGCGATAGTACATTAAGAATGATTGGTAAATTAAGGTATGTTGAAAAAGCAGAAGGCCCATTTACATATGAACATACGCCACCAATTAATGATTTACAACAAGACATGTACGCGGCTATAAACTCTACCAATAATGTTTCTGAAATTTTAGCTAATATAGATAATATACTTTCTAATAGTAAAGTTGATTTTATTTCTGATGCTACAATGAAAAAAGTTGATGCGGTAAATAAAACAACAGGTAAAGATATTACAAGATATAAACCTGGTAATCTTACTAAAAAAGGTTTACAAGAATTAAAAAGACCTAAACAAAAAGTTCAAGAATCTACACAAGAGCAAGATTTAAATGGAGAGTTTAATAAAATAGTAGAACAAAGTACAGGCATAAAGGCTGAGTCCAGATTTAAAGGCGTAAAAGGAAGAAGAGGTGATGTAAAAAGAAGATTTAGATTATCTAGTATATTTATACCATATACTGCAGAAGATTTGAACGGATTAATGTATGCAGTATTACCTAAAGGCGAAGCTGGGGATAAAGCTTATAAATGGATAAAAGAACATATATATAAACCATTTAGTCGTGCAAATGAAAATATCATTAGAGATAGAATGGCAACCATGAATGATTATGATGCTCTTAAAAAACAAATGCCTAATGTTGTTAAAAAGCTAAAAGAAAAAACTGATGCAAGTAAACCATTTTTTACAAAACGAGATGCCGTAAGAGTATGGATATGGAATCAACAAAATATGGAAATTCCAGAATTATCCCAATCAGATAAAAATAGTTTATTGCAAACAGTAAATAATGATCCTGAATTAATACAATTTGCTCAAAAACTTATTGGTATTACTAAAGAAGGCGGTTATGGTGCACCTAATCCAGCTTGGGACTCAGGCACAATAACTACAGATTTACAAGAAAATATAAATGTAAATAAAAGAGCTAAATATTTAGAACAATGGCAAGATAATGTTGATACTATTTTTGATGAAGCTATGTATAATAAATTACGAGCTGCCTATGGAGATAGTTATGTGAGGTCTTTAAAAAATATATTATTAAGAATGAAACTTGGTCGTAACAGAACAGGTGGAGGTAATCCTCAAATAGATGCTTGGTTAGATTGGTTAAATAATTCGGTAGGAGCTATAATGTTCGTAAACGTTAGATCAGCTGTGCTGCAGACTATATCAACTGTAAACTATATGAACTGGCACGACAATAATCCATTAAAAGCAGCTAAAGCTTTTGCAAATCAAAAACAATTTTGGTCAGATTTTTCAATGATATTTAATTCTGATTATTTAAAAGCTAGAAGAGGTGGATTACAATTAAATGTACAAGAATCTGAAATTGCTGAACAAGCAAAAAAGAAAGGTGTAAGAGGAGTTATTAGTTATTTATTAAATAAAGGTTTTATATTAACAAGAGCTGCAGATAGTTTTGCTATTGCAAACGGTGGTGCAGCAATGTATAGAAATAGAGTTAATACATATTTAAAACAAGGTAAAACTCAGCAACAAGCTGAACAAGATGCTTTTTCAGATTTTATGGAATTAACAGAAGAAGCACAACAATCATCTAGACCTGACAGAATATCTATGGAACAAGCTGGTCCACAAGGTAGAGTTATATTAGCATTTGCTAACACACCAATGCAGTATACTAGATTAATGAAAAGATCTGTACAAGATTTAGTTAATAAAAGAGGTGATGCAAAAACAAATATGTCTAAATTAATATACTACGGGGCTGTTCAAAACTTTATCTTTAACGCAATGCAACAAGCTTTATTTGCATTAGGATATGATGATGAAGAAGAAGAAGAAAAAATAAAAGAAAAATATCAAACTACAGCAAATAGTATGTTAGATTCGATATTAAGAGGTACTGGTATGGTTGGTAATGCTGTAATGGTTGCTAAAAACTTTGCGATAGATATTGCTAAAAGAAGCAAAAAACCAAAACCAAATTTTGATGATGCAGCGTGGAAACTATTAGATATATCTCCACCTTTAGATTCAAAAGTAACAAAAGTAAGATCTGCTTTATATTCATTAGAATATGATGAATTTGATGAAATGGCTATGGCACAAACCATATCAGCATTTACAAACGTTCCAGCAGATAGAGTTATAAGATTATATCAAAGTGTAAGAGCTGCTGTAGCAGAAGATACTGAAGCTTGGCAAAGAGTAGCTCTATTATTAGGTTGGAATACCTGGGAGTTAGGTATAAAACCAGAAGACGACATTAATATATCAAATGGTGGTCGTCTTTCAACAAGAAGTAGTAAAAGAGGTTCAAGAAAATCAACAAGATAATTATGGCAAAAGACGCATGTTATAACAAAGTAAAGGCAAGGTACAAAGTATTTCCTTCTGCATACGCTAGCGGAGCTATCGCAAAATGTAGAAAAGTGGGTGCCGCTAACTGGGGTAATAAATCTAAAAAGAAATAATTATGGCAGATCAAAAAGTAAAGCCACATAAAATGTATTGTAAAGATGGATCAGTACATGATGTAAAAACTTACAAAGAGCATAAAGCTTTAATGAAAAAAGGATGTGGTCATAAAAAACCTAAAGATGGCAGTAAGGAAAACTAAAAAAGGTGCACAACTTAAACGTTGGTTTAAAGAAAAATGGGTTGATGTAAGAACCGGTAAGCCTTGCGGTAGAAAGAAAGGTGATGGTAGAGGTGTACCATATTGTAGGCCTAGTAAAAGAATATCAAGTAAGACTGTAAAAACAGCAGGTGAAATGTCAGCTTCTGAAAAAGCAGCTAAGATAAGAGAAAAGAAATCATTAGGTCAACCAGCAGGTAAGCCAAGAAGAGTAAAAAACGTTAAAAGAGGTAAAAAATAGGTAATTAAATATATCATATGGCAACAGAAATTTCTCAAGATACTCAATTAAAATTAGACCTTAAAACAATTGGAATAATTGTAGCGGGAGCAATATCTCTTGCAAGCATGTACTTTGTAATGGCTGCTGACATAGAAGAAGCTAAGAAGTTACCCGTTCCTCCTGTTGGTGAAGTTGAATTTAAATATAAAGACGAAATGGTTCGTAAAACAATTGAATTAACTCAAAAAGACGTAGAAGCAATAAAATCTGATGTAGAGTCTATGAAAATAACATTAGAAAAATTAGATTCAAGGCTTTACGAAATATCTCGTAACTAATGAAAAAAATTACTTTAATAGATATTATATTGCTTATTTTTATGTTGGTTGTTGTAAGTCAAGTTACATATTCTCAATATAAAGATGGTATATCAGTAGTACAATTTAGTGCTGAGTTTGTAAAAGAAAATGAAATATCATTAAAAAAATTTAATGATCATAATACACATTTATTTTATTTAAGTAAACACAGTGAACATTTTACAAAAGAAGAAATAATATATATACCAACTGTTATATTATTTCATAACGGTGAACAAATATTAAAAATTGAATCAGGTGTTACATTAAAATTACCTGAAAATACAGCGGATAAAATAGAAAACGCTATTGACGAAATTTTAGAGAATACATTTTAACATATGAAAAAACTACTATTAGCACTTTGTTTATTAATTTCATTTAATTCAAACGCACAGTTTTTAAAAGAACTATATAAAGACTTTTTAAAATATGGCACGTTTTATGTAGCAGGAGATGCTTCAAATGCGTACGAACAAACATATAAAGATTACTTTGTAGAAAGACCCGCAGATGGCGATTTATATGGTATACCAAGAGTAATTGATGTAACTGACTATTATCCAATGGATTACCGTATTGGCGTAGGTTTTAGAAAATTAGCTAGATTTGGTTATGAAGTAAAAGCTAAAGAATATTATGATGGTACTGAAAATAATAAATCGTTATCAGCACCAACATCATCAGTTAAAGGGCTTGAATATTTATTTCATTATGAAAAAGAAAGAGATAGAGGAGAAGAGTTTTTTAATTCAAGATTTTTTATAAGACACGTAGGTAAATATCATATTGTTAAATTAGAACAACGCGAACAAGGTAATGTTGGTTTTAAATATCAATCAGCTGAAGTAAGAGGTAGATTACCAATAGGTAAAAAGTTTAGTTTATCAGCCGGTGCAATATATCGTACACATCAAACACCATATGGTTATAATCCAATTGAAATATGGTTAAATGAAACAGAATCATTTATTGATCCAGATGGGAATGAAATAGAATATCCTAAAAATCCCTGGTATACACTTGGGTATGAATATGGGTATACTGATAATTTTACTAAGTATACTGATATGAATACTAATGAAGAAAGGTTTGATTGGATATGGAAAGATGCCGATGGCAATATTGTTGCTTGGAGTGATAGAGATTTCCGTAATAGCATATTTGGTGATTTAATGAACTTATATAATAGAGAGCAATGGGATTTATTAGACGCTTTTGGTGAAGTTGCACCAGTAGTTGGATTTGATTTTTATCATTATCGATCTAACTTTTGGCTTCATGCTTATGGTAATTACATATTACCTTACCATCAATATATTGTTGGTGATGAAAACGTAAGTTATTTAAATAGAAACAACTGGGGAAAAGGTGGATTAATAGAAGATTCACAATTAGAGCAATGGGATGACTATCAAGCTGGAATAATATTTGGCTGGAAATTAAGCAAAGCAATAGGAATATTTGCTGAAGGAGAATATACTAAATTTTGGGATTCAGAAATTTATAATTCTTCCGTAGGCATAAACTTTACATTTAGATAAAAATATGGCAACACAAATTGGAGAAGATACTCAAGTACAACTTGACCTTAAAACGATTGGAATGATCGTTGGAGGAGCAATCGCTTTAGCGGGGATGTGGTTTACTTTACAGGGTGATATTAAAGAATTACAAAATGCAAATAACCCTGAAGAATTTGTAAAACAGATGGAATTCCAACTGAAAGACGAATTAATTCGAACAACAATAATACAAATTGAAAAGTCTACTGAAACGCTAAAAGAAGATATACAAGAAAATAAAGAGCAAATAGAAAAAAACACAGATAAAATTTACGAACTATCAAGATGAAAAATTTAATTACAATTATATTAATAATGTTTGCATTCGTAGCAAACGCACAAGACATAACTTTACTACACGTTAATGCAAAATGGAATCAATCAAATGACTATAACTTAAGAGGTATACGTCATGCAAAAGTTTTAATGGTTAATTTAGAAGATCAAAGCGCTGAATTAAAAGCACAAATTAAAGCTGTACCTACAATTGTTGTAATAGGTAAAGATGGCAAACCAAAAGGTCAATGGCAAGCTGATTTATCATTTAAATTAACTGTACCAAGAGAAGAAATACAAAATAGAATTAATTTTCTTTTATTTGGTGAAAGTAAAAACTAATGAAAAATATAAGTGAACACATTAGTTATAGTGAAGGTGTGTATAGTATTACAGCAAAAAGATTAGGAATAGACAACACACCAAATAGCTATCATTTATCTAATATGGAGTTATTAGCAGAAAAAATATTTGAGCCTCTTAGAAAGCACGTAGGAGGTCCTATAAAGATCAATTCATTCTATCGTTCGCCTGAACTTAATCAAGCGATTGGTGGGAGTTCAAAATCGCAACATTGTAAAGGCCAAGCAATTGATATTGATGACACATACTCTTATATGAGTAATGCCGATATGTATAGATATGTAAAAGAAACTTTATCATTTGACCAAATGATATGGGAATTTGGAGATGGAGTAAATCCTGACTGGGTACATATTAGTTATGTAAATGAAGATGATAATAGAAATAGATGTTTAGTAGCTTATAAAGACGATAATAATAAAACAAAGTATAAAACTATATAATGAAACTATGGAAAATTGTCCTTTTTGCGGTAGCTGTACTTGTCACTAGTTGCTCAATACAGCCAAAACCTAAATTACAAATTACTCACGTATTAGCTGTAACACATGAAGGTGATACTTTAAAATTACCTATTGATGTTATAAGACCTGTTAATTATAGAATTATAAATTATAGTTCAGGATATGGTTATGGGTGGAATAACTGGTATAGACCTTATTATCATAATTATGTTCCGAGTTATGGAAACAGTGGTAGAGGTAGTAATAACAATAGCAGTAGTAATGCTGGTAGTAGTAAAAATAACTACGGTCAAACACCTAATCCTAAATCTGTTCCAAGTACAGATAGATCTTCCAATTCAGCAACTGTCAAAGAGCCAAGGAAATAAAATTATTGTTTAGATTGTGGTAAAATTTTTGATATTTTAGAATATCGAGGAGCAGTCTTCATTATTTTTTGTCCTTGCATCCAACCTGTATAAGGAACCTTCCCCACACTTAAATCACTAAGCATATGCCAATTTATTAATCCTCTTCTTTTAAGAGAGCTCATATATTGTTGTTCCATATCTTTATCATGTGCTGGTCTGTTTAACACATATACTGGCAAATGCCAACTATGTGGATCGCAATTACTAACTTTACCACGTTTGTCTTTGGGTCTTGCTTTTATAGTTTTAGCAAAGAAATCAAAACCTATAAGATCAATACTTTTATATGTTTTTATTTTATCAATAAACCATATAATACTTATAAATCCTGCACTAGGTCTATAATCATTTACACCTAATAAATCTTTATCAAACTCTTTCATTATTTTAACTAATTCATCATCAGAATACATTTGTGTATATTTAGGAAAATCTTTTGGTAATCTATCTTCTAATATCCAGTCTTTTAATTTTAAATTTCCTCTACATCTATTAATTAAAATTTTAGTATTTTTAAATTTACCATTAGTAAATTTTTTTTTTACATTATTATATGATGGTGCTCTAAACTGCCCTGTAATCCATATATCACATTTAGTACCTAAAGATTCTTCTTGTAAAGGTGTAGCTTCAATAGCTCTACCAAATCTTACAACAATATCATATTTATCAATAAACTTTGCAAGTTTATGATTCATAATCTCTACAGAGTTACCAACAAATATAATACGTTTATTTTTTACAAACTGTTGTATACTTTCCACCATTCTTCTGATAGTTCACCATTTTTATATTCATCAAACCAAGGCCCACCATTTGTATAATGTAATGCTTTAGCATTTTTGCAATCATAATGTCCAACTAAACAATTAAAATCTTTAGGTATTGAACCTATATTTTTTTCATTAATAAAATGAAATTCATGTAGCTGTGCAGGTGTTGCATTATCTAAATATTCTTTTGTTAATTTATTTTTAAATTGATCACATCTAAATACCATTAATGAACTCCAGTTCTTTTTTGGATATGATTTGTTTTGTATACCATTCATTTTGTTAGATTCTGCTTCATAATCATCATGCTTAACAACTGCCATTGGCTCATTACCATTTACATATCTTCTTATGTTTCTTGGATCACCCTTCCATAAAAAATCATTATCACAAAACATAGCTATTCCTTTATAATTACATAAAAAAGGTACATAAAATCTTGTAAAAGAAAATTCTGTAGATTCTCCTTCTACATCTTCTCTGCCATATATACCAGCTTTTATTAATGCAGCTTTATCTAAATAAGTAATGTCTGCTTCTGGCCAGTAATTTAATATAGACTGCTTACATACTTTTGTAGCGTCTTTGTATCTTGAGTCGTGTCCTATAAATATTCTCATTTTATACTTGTTTACCTGATGTTCTTCTGTTTATATCATCGTGATTAAATTCAGCCCAATATAATTCAAAAGCTACACCATTTTTTAATCCTTCAAATTGATGGAACTTACCAGGTTTGACCATAGTAAAGTCTCCAGCTTTTAATATTGTTTCGTCAACAAGACCTTGATCATCTTGCCATACTCTTACGAGCATTTCACCGGATTCAACAAAAAATCCGTTCCATTTATATTTATGTTCGTGTTCTGAACATTTATATCCTTTATTAAATTCTATTCTGTGAAATTCTAATACACCATTTTTATGTATCATCTTGGTATTACCCCAAATTTTACCTGCTTTCATTTTTATTTACTTATTGGTGACCAAGGTTCTTTAACATTCATATCAAATTTTTTATTTATATCATAGTACCATTTTTTATATTTTACTGAATCAATAATAACTAAATTATTTGGTACTTCAAACCATTCTCCGTCTGGCATTATAAAAGCAACATAACCAACTTTTACTTTTGGTGGTGGTGGACATTCCGGGCAGGAATCAATATTATTTGTAAATAATATTAATACTAAATATATTATTAAATTTTTCATAGTTTATTAAAATAAGGTTTAGACCAATTAGCTTTATTCATAAGTCTAGCTTGACTTTGAATTTTTTGTTTTTGTTTAGGTTGCCAATTAATCCAAACAGGTCTTTTGTTTTGTTTATTTGTAGTTACTTTAAATTTTTCTAATGTTTGATTTGGTTTATTTTTAAAGTGTATACTTATTAATATTCTTGGTCCAATAGTATCAACTTTATGATATTGATATTGTGGAATGTATAGCAAATCGCCTGGTTCTAAAATAAACTCTTCAGCTATTTCATTTGGTTTAGCAGGAGCAAATTCTTTATATACAGTCCATTTAGTTTTACCTTCGGTATGAAATAAAAAGTTTTCAGTACCATCTGCATGAGCAGGAAATGATTTTGAATTAGCTTTAGGTGAAGCATATACATTTGCTTGACCGTGACCAAAATACTTTTCAAATTCAAAACATATATCAACTAAACTTTCTTTTTCATATTCAACAAATGGTATAACAAAAGTTCTATCTTCGTTAGTCCATTGTTTATACATTTCTTTTTTAGATAAAAGTATTTCTTGTAATTTATTATTTCTTACTTTATCTAAACACCATCGACCATCGCCTTCTTTACGATAATCAATAATTTGCAAACCTTTTACATGAGGGTATCTATTTAAATAATTATTAAAATCATTCCACGTAAATAAATTTT